CCTCTACGATTGGAGTAAGTACATCCAAACGGTCAGAGTTATTCATATTACAATCGTGATTACCAGCGATGAGAATTGTTGGGCAGTGTTTTGTACATTCAGTAAATAACCAACTGATTTCTTTTACCAATTCAGGTGACATTTCCAATTTAGCATGCGCAATATCACCTGCTAAATAAATGATTGAATCTTCCGTTCCTCTTTTACGGATTTCTTCAAACATCTTTTCAAATACACCTCTAAACTCTTTGTGTCTCTTTACGTTTCGGATATGAATATCCGCAATGTGATAAATTCTTTTTAATTTCATATATTATTCAGCTTAGCCATCACCAAATCATCCCATGTAGTTTCTTTGGCTGATTTTAATATTTCGTTTACTTTTTGAAAACCCATTTCACCAGCATCCTTATCAGTTGGTATAATATTTTTAACTTTGATTCCATTCTTTTGAAACCATTCAGTATGCTTTGTAGAATCATCAACGGCATCGGAATCTAACATAATTGTTACATCCTTAACACCCTTTTCCATAATTTTATTTTTGAGTTTACTGAGTAAGAACTTACCCAACAATGGAATTACATTTCTCTTAACAGAGAATGAATCAAATACACCTTCAACTAAAGTAATAGGTTCGTTCCAATTAATCATATTCTCAAATACAATTACATCTCTGCTGATTGGTGGATTCTTATACTTCATTTTTTCATCCTCATAGAAAGAACGAGCTACAAAGTAATTAAGGTCACCATTATCATCGTAAGAAGGAATAATAACCCTTCCACCATATAAACCATCTTCACAATATCCGATGTTATACTTTACGATGTCAGCTTGAGTGATACCTCTTTTATTTAAGTAGTGTACTGCCTGATTATAAGCTGGATTAATTCCTTTTGGTTTGAAGTATAGTTGTTTGAACTCTTTTGGTAATTGTAGTTTTGCTACATATTCCTCTTTTGTATCATATTCAGGCTCATCACCATATACATCTTTTACAACCCCTATATCTCTAAGGTCTACATTCAGTTTACGAAGGAGTGAAGATATACTTCTACCTTTAGAATCACATACCCAACAATGCCATCTTTGGGTATCTAAGTTTACTTGCAACTTCTTTTTGTGATGGTTACAAAACGGGCAGTAGTGTGCCTGTTCGTTCCCCTTTAAAGAAGAACCAACACCCAATGCCGAATCTAATATTGTTATTATTTTTAATTTGTTCTTACCCGATAGCATAATTTAGGTTATATCCACAAAAACTATGTAAATATACAACTTTTTTGGGAAATATCCAAATTTTATTATCCGAATGTAGAATTTTTAACATCAGAAAGAAAATCAGCTAAAAATTGAAGTTTATTAGCGATTTGTTCTCTAGGTTGGTTATTTAAAACCATACCTTTGAGGTCTATAAGAGATGCTGCTGCAATAGAATGTGCATCATCTTTTGAATTTAAGTATGCTTCAGAAATACCATACTTTTTACTAATTTCAGTAAGTGTCATAACGTTTGTTTATTAATATATATCCTTTCGAAAAAATTTTCCCATTAAATTTTCATTAATAGATTGTGGGTCTGCCAAAACATCTAATTTGAACTGCCACCAAACTTCCCAATATGTAAGTGATTTTTTACTAAAGCAGAATTGAATGATTTCTCTTTCAAAATCTTCACCTCTACCTTCTTTTACTTCATTCTTAATCCATTCGTTTGATGAATAGTATTTCTCCCAATCAGAAGCTTTCTTTACTACTCTTTTGCGAACCTTACCCTTTAAAGGTTTTAATCTTCTAGTTGAAGTAAGCGATTTTTTACCAATGTAAAATTTACCAGTAGGTATGTGTATAATCTTATAGACAAAACCTATCGCACCATCAGGTGTGTTTTCTTCTGTAACCAAATTTCCCTTAAATTTCCAACTCACTTATTTGTTTTTAATAGAATCTGAATACTTTTTTACATTATCGTATCCACCAGCGCCAGCACCCAAAGGACCTTTTCTTGGTTTTTCTAAATTTTTTGCAATTAAGTCTTTTGACTTTTCAAATGGTTCTTCTAATCCAATAGGTGTTTTGTCAATACCTTTTGTATTTGCATTACCAGTTGTAGGTACTTTTTTGTTGTATAAGTCTAAAATACTAGCCATTTTAAATTGTGTTGTTTTACTTCTATAAATATAACCTTATGTATCAAAACGAATAATAAAATTAACTGGGTAATCTGCTAATGATTTTATTGGTTGTGGTAATTTTGCTACTGCAATCATATTCAAATCATCATCATACAAACCAATTGTTGTAATATATGGTGCTAAATAAGAGCCCGTTGGGTCTATTGATGAGCTATATTCATAATCATCAAAACTACCAAATCTCTGATTTACAGAACCGCTTGTATATCCTGCAATTTTTGAATATATTGGGTATTTACTATTTCTAACGTATTTAATACCCGGTTTAATTATTTTTTTTGTATATGTTTCTGTTAAACTTTTATCGGTTGATTTATTAACTACAGCGTAAGTTATTTCTGCACCATCCTCATAATAAGAAGTTGGATTGGTAGAATAATTAAATTCATTTTCTAATACTGAAATGAATATCTCATTTTCGTATATTGTTTTTGTTGAACGGAAATCCACAGTAAAATTTGAAAGTGTAGAACCACTTATTACATTTCTAGTAATAACAACCAAACCTCTATCATAAAAAACATTACCATGTACATTACTCCCACTATCTATTAGGTTTGAATATCCATCATCGGTGTAAAGGTCTCCACCATCATCAACAACAACACTACCCGGCTTAATTCCTTCACCATACATATTTTGTGGAATGGGTATAACTGCCATATTTTCTTCCAAAACTCTTTCATCTGTTGATGCATATGATTTTCTCCTACCAACTTCAAATAATACCGAAGCAGTTGCTGAATTATTGTAGAATTGTGCTTTAATTGAACGAAATAAACTTACTTTAGAAAAATTATGTGATTTTTCTTCAATTTCCGAATCGTAATCACCAAAGCTTCCACTTTTAGCAAAAATAGGATTAATATCTTGCTCATCTAAAGTCCATTCTTTATAAACTTTAAATGGCCTTACCACAATATCCGATTTTGGGATTTCTTTGAACATCCTCTTTACATTTTTATATAAATATCTTACAATGAAAAAACCCCCTTTCGGGGGTTCTTTATTAACTATCTAAATTTTATTAGAATGATAATTTAACTTTGATTAATACTTCTTTATCAAAAGATTTAACAATTGGTTGCGATGTTTTTGCAACTGCTATTAATTCGTTTGAATCGTTAAGTAATCCAACAGTTGTAATGAAAGTTTTTGGGTCACTCTCAAATGTTGGTTCAGTAAATGAACCATCAGTATTAACATATGTTGGGTTATTTGAATAGTTAAATTCTCTGTTTGTTGCTCTTACAAAGAAGTGTTGAGTAGAGATGTTTTCAGTTCTACGTGCTTCAAAATCATTTGAACCACTTATTGCTGCGAATAATCTTCTATGATTGTATTGCTCAGATGTTGTTGCTATACTACCACTAAGACTTACATTAGAACCATTAACTCTTACGTTACCCACAGTTCTACCAATTGCTTTAGCGTTTAATACAATAATACCTCTATCAGGATAGAATAAACCATATCCCTCACCAGTACCAACATCATAAGTTGTATCAATTGTTGCTTCATTTTGTGTTCCTAAGTTCAATCCACCACTTACAACATTAAATACTCTACCAGCTTTTCCATAAGTATCACCAAACTTTTTACCACTATCATCAATAAAGTGAAATAATCCGTTTGAGCCGGAAAGTCTTAGTTGCCAGTTACCAGCATCCATTTGCTCTCTATATCTAGCTCTTGCTACATTGATTACATAAATTTCGTCAGAACCAGTTAAGATTCCAGAAGAATTTGTAAATGAGAATGTGGTATCGGTTGGGTCTAACAACATAGATTTATACTGAGCGTATGTACCTTTTGTTGCTAATACTGAACTATCATCAGTTGCTAAATCTACAGAACCAAATCCATTATAGTTACCATAAGCCACTGCAAACTGAACTTCTGCTGAAGAATCAATCATTGGGTTCTTATTGTAAACATTTAAGTAATATTGTCCGCTTGTTTGTGCAGCTTGTGTTGATGATGTGAAGAACATAGTTAGTGAACCACTATCACCAGTCCAAAGACCTGTTGTTACAACTTCAGTTTTTGCATTTACTTTATCAAAATCACCAAATCTTTTATAAATACCAGTAGTAACACCACCAGTGTTTGTAGAGATTTGTTGTCCTGCAGGCAACACAGTGTTAAGGAGTGATACAATTTGATTAGTATCTATTTGACCAGAGTTTGCTAATGCTGAAATCTGGGCTGTTATGTTTGGGTCATTTATCAGTGCCATTTCTTATTTCCTCCTTTTATGGTTTATAGGTTACAGTTACAGGAATAGTTTGAGAACCTCCAGTTTCATTACCATATACAGTGATTGTTGTTTTAACATCTGAAGTTAGGTTTGGATTTGGAGTGAATCTAAATTCTAATCCACTTACAACTTGTGCAGTTGTTGTAATTTCTTCTCCTAAGAAAACAGGTACTGAACCTGCTGCTGTAGCACCTCTAGTAACAGTTAATGTACCTGCTCTTTGGTCTGCTAATACAACAGTGTATCCAGCGTTTGAGTTTCCAGCAGGAGATGTAGTTGGAGTCATACCAACACCACCTTCAGTTTGGAATACACCAATCGCACCGATACCAAGAGATACAACTGGAATTTGAGTTGTTCCTTTTGGAAGTGTAACTAATTTATATCTCAATACTTGAGTTTCATCAGGACTAGCTTCCGTAATAGGAATAGCTCTGATTGCTGAATCGTAATAAGCCGAACCTTTTGGGTGTGCTGGCTCATACAATGTATAATCAATCTCATCATCTCCCAAAGCGAATTTGGTGATATTCAAAGATTGACCGGATGCAAGTTTTTGTCTACCCTTTTTGGTAAGAACCGCATCTACTGTAATTTCGGTATTATCTAAATATGCCATTTGATATTGTTTTTAAATGCTTTATTTCTAAAATAAATATAACCTTTTAGTATTTTCAATTTTAATCAACTTCCAATATTGGTTCACCACTACCTCTACCAGTCTTAGCCACTCTAAGAATGTTAGGATTGGTTGTAAATGTTTCTACCGGGTCTAATCCATCAGGTGTAGTAGCTGCTGTTTGTTGTGAACCTTTAAAGTAAGAACGTTGTAATCCTTCACCTAATCCATTAACAAATTTATAGTGTGTAGGAAGATAACCATTCAAAGGTATAGATTCTACAACATCACCACCAGTATTAACCGATGTGGTTAGCGGAACAATAGAAATTTTATAATTGTAAGCTGTTACTGAAACATCTTCGTAAATTACTTTATCACCAAGTTGTGCACCATTTACAGGCCACCCTGCAACTTGAGTTGGTACTTTATATGAATATTGATTTTTAGTTATATATACATTTTGAATACTTGATGAGGTATTTCCAAACACTTCATCATAATTAACAACCTTAGTTTTACCACCAATACCAAATAAACCAAATCCTAAGTTAGCTAATGAATTTCTATCCATACCAATTTGTTGAGATTGGAAAGAATCATATTCTCCAGTTAATGTTTCACCTGTTGGGGCTTGTATAGCTACATCATACATTGGTGCATCAGCTTCCAAAAATTCTTCACTATTGTAATCAATATTTGTATCGTAAAAAGGAGTTTCAGTTTCCAATACAGTTTCATCACCAATATTAATTTCGGAATCCCAATTACTTATTTCATATTGTATTGATGTACCATCTTTTGCATCAAGAGTTGCATCATATGTATCATAACTGAATTCAATTTGGTTATTATTTTCTATATTAATAGAAGTATCGTAATCACCTCTTTCAGATTGTGGTTTATCCCAACGAGTTTTACTTCTTTCTAAAAAGTGTGGTTCAATTAATAAACCTTTTGAAATTTTTGCTCTAGCTGGTGCTAAATCTGCTAATACATCAAATAAAGATTTATCAATATATCTTACCAATTGAATATACTCATAAATGTTTCTATCTAATCTTTCAAAATAATATTCTCTTAGATTTTCTAATTCTGAGTAAGTTTCTTTATAATCATCGGATGGGTCTCCAATATAATTGTCTATATTAAAATCACCAAATGCTTTTAGAATATCCATATTAAGTTCTTTCATTGGAGAAAAGAACAATCCTAAACGAGAAGAATCAATAGGTGCTCTATCAAATGATTTTTTAGTTGCTCTAACTTTATAAGAAAGGTCACCAACCAATTCAATATCTTCAAATCTAATTTTATTTCCGTATGTATATCCCAACGATGGAACAGTAGCTGTTACAGTTCTATCATATGGTGTGTATTGATATGGATATAATGATGCTGATATAAATCTTTGTGCGTAAGCATATGATTCACCATATTCTGTATTAATTGCTACGTTTTTGATATTGTTATCATTTGTTCTATCCTTTGGATATTCAAAGTCTAAACGGAACAATAAATCTGCCGTTGATGCTGTATATGAATTACCATTAATTGCATCAGGGAATTTTACGTGATTATCAAACTTACTTTTTTCTAAAGGAACTTTCCATAAACGGAATTCATCAATACTACCAGTATATCCATTACCACCTATTAAAATGTTAGAACCAGTTTCCCATTGATTATCATTGTAAAGAATAGACATACTAACCGAAGTAATAATTCTTTGTCCATCGGATGTTCCTAACCAAACTTCAAATAAAGAACCAGTTCCAGCATAGTTGTATCTATTAATAGCAACATTTGAATAATATTCGGTTGATATTGGAAAGTCTAAACTTCCTGTTTTTAAATCTGGTCCAAATGCGTATGTAATAGTTGTAACAAAATATGGAGTGCCAGGTCCTGTTGTTGTGAAGTAAGGTGCTTCTGCATCATTACCACCAAAGTTAAATTCTAATTTACCAAACGAACCAGTAGTTTGAACCAAATCTAAAGTCCATTCACTACCACTAATCAAAGTTGCTTTAGATACAATTTCAGATGGTTTAAATCTAAACTCTATTGTTGTTGGATATTCGGAAGTTGATGGTGTTGTATGCCATGGTACTCTTACACTTGCAGTTGGTGTTAAATTAATAGCTGCTGTTCTGTCATCAAATGTAAATTCAGTAGTGCCCCCTTCGGTTGGATTTTGAGGTCCACCGAATTCCATAATTGTAAGCATTGATTGTGGTACACCATAACAAGCCATAATAGCTTTCATTGCTCTAGCCGTCCCTTTATGCTTTAGTAAATAAGGTAAGTTATTTAATATTCTTCTCCAAACTTCTTCGTTTGCTTTATATAAAGGTTTAGAATATTTTTGAGTACCGTCTTTATGTTTACCCAAAGCATATTCCCATAAGAATTGAGAATCAAATGCACGTCTACCTTCCCATCCTAAAGATTCCAACATATGATAAACCATTTTGTTCATCATACCTTTTGTTGGGTCTTCGGTTAATTCTCTATTTTTATTTAATCCATTTATAGCTCCCCAAATTGTATCAAAATGGTATCCCATCATATCTAAAAAAGTTATGAAATCTTTATTTTCATAATCATCTTTTATAAATTCAGGAATATTATTAACTAAATAATTTGGATTTTCCTTATCAAATGTTATAGCATCGGAAATAATTAAATTATACCACGCTACCACATCGTTTGATGTAGATGCTTTTGGTACACCAGCTGTTTTTGGATATGAAAGAGATGAGCTTGTATCTGTATATAGCCAATTTTCAAATCCATCAAATGTTCTTTTAACTTCACGTATAGAATCAATAGTTCTTGTAGCTTCTGTTACAACAGCTGCAGATGCTGTCCAATTTGAATTGGAAATATTTGAATTTGCTAAAGAATCATATCTTGACTGATAATTTTCAATTAATTGAACTTTATAAATAAAATTATTTATTCTTTCTTCGGCAGAACTGAAATTTGTAAAATTTGAAAAAGTATATTCAGAGCCACTTACATAATCTATATTAATTTTTGTGGTATCTATTCCAATTTTATCAGCATATAAATTAAGTAGGTCTGTTGAAGTTAATGAACCGGTTGCTATTAATTCATCAAATACTTTGTATCCAATTCCGTTATCAGAATCTAAAGAGAAGTTAGGTCCTTTAAGTGGTGTACAATATTCTTTTAAATCAGCAATAAGTGTTGATGTCTCAATTATTGTATTTGATTGTGGTTTTGAAATCCAAACTAATTGATTTTCTTGAACCGATGTTGGTAGGGCTTCATATAGTTTTAAAATTATTGTTCCTTCACTACCAGTCCAAGTTGTTATAACTTTATTATCACCACCACCAAAATGTAATAAATGTGTTAAATATTTTGAGGAATCTGATTCGGGTTCTATTTTATCAATTTGTTCCTTAAACCCTTCTGCTATTCTATTTAACGCAACATTTCTTGGAATGGTTAATTTTCCTTTTATAAACTTTATTGTAATTAATTCCTCTTTACCAATTACAATTTCTTTTCCACTTGTGTTGTATGGAATTAATTTTAATTGGAATGATACCAATTCATCATTTTGTGAATAGTTACCATTTAGTTGTTCTAAAATAGTTTTTACATTAAGTTGAACGTTTCCTTCTTTAGCAACTTGATAGTAACTTTCTCCAGCATAAATTCTTACATAATCAGCATCAACAGAATCAAATGAAATTCTAAATGGTACATCATATCCAACATAATCAGGTCCTCTAAGTTCGGATGGGTATCTGATATTTCTTATATCAGGCACACCAACGAATATTTCATCAATTACATTATAATTTATTGTTATTGATTCACCATCTCCTTCACTATTTGATGGAACTAAAATAAATCTATAAACACCAATACTTTTTATAGCCGAAGCTGGAATTTGTATTCCAATTGGAGCTCTCTTTACAAAAAGTGCTTCAGCTGGGTTTATGTTATAAGAATCTAAATTATCAAAAACAAATTTTTCATTATTTACATAAGCTGTTATTTTCTCTAATCCATTTCCAACATTTAATATTGCAATTGGAATATCAGCTTTTGTATTTATATTATAAGTTCTATCAAATTCTGGATTAGCGAGTTCAATTTTTGGTATAGGTTTTAAAAATTGTAAAACTTCTTCTGTTTGTAAAATAACACTATAATCAGTATCCAATACAACTCTACCAGATAAACTGTCTTGAACATCCCTTCTAAATCCTATAGCGGTTTCGCTTGGAACATCGGTAACTAAAGTTTGCTTTCCTAATGCGCTAGTTTCTATTCTTGTTATTCTAAATTTTGAAACATCTGAAGAAGATATACTAAATACATCATCTTGTTTTCCTAATATTTGATTTGTTCCTTGTTTTAGTGTTATAGATTCTTGTGCATTTTTTATAACTATTGCCCTATCATCTGAATCTACTGTTATTGTTAATGTAAAGGTATCTTCAACTGGTTCAATTGGTATATTTCTTCTATTAGGTACTAAATCAAAATTTACATTAATATTTACATCTAATGCATTATATACAAAATTTTGTTGAACATCATTAACGTAATAAGTAACTCTTAATTGATATGGATTTATACTTCCATATCTTACTTGAGAATAACTAAAATTAGCACCACCTCTAAAATCAACACCAGATGGGGAAGCCACTCCAACAAATTGATTCGTTCCGCTTGTAAAATCTATTCCCGAATTTTGCTCTCCTGTTATTGGGTTATACGATGGTATTGTTTGATAACCAAATAAACTACTATATGGATTTACATCAATATTTTGTATAGTAAAGTTAAAAGAATCATTTCTTACAACATCAATTACATATTTTTCATTTGATAAAAATCCTTCTTTTTGTAAAGTAATTTCTTTTGTGCCATTTGGCTCTAATAAAATATCACTTAAAATTAAATTTATTTTATCAGGAGTTACTTTAAATGTATTTACACCATTTACAAAAATTGATGCACCCGTTTGATTAGATGTTATAAACAAATAGCTAACTCGGTCACTATTAATTGTTCCTGGTGTATTTTGTACAATTGGTGGTAATTCTGTACCAACCGGTGGTGTAGATGTTCCACCACCACCTCCACCACCATAAGAAACAACTAATGCATTACCACCATCTATACCACTAGAAATACCAACTAGATTTGGTTCAGCAACAGTTTCTGTTACACCTGTTATTTGTGTTGTTACTGTAAAAAATTCATTATTTGCTAGTTGTGGCATTATTTATTTTTTATTTTAAGTTTTCTCTTGTTTCTTGTGGCTTTGTACCCACCCTTTCTTTACCCAATCCGCTATCAACTAAATTATAATTATCATATTGGTCTGTCCAGCTCCCACCGCCTCCACCACCGCCGCCAATTACAATATCTACCGGAGTTTCTTCAATAGGTTTTATTGGTAAATCAGGTGGTAAATCAGGTTTAATATATTCTATTGGTGGTTCTTTTAATTTTGGTACATCAATAATATCAACAGGTGGTAAAATTTGTTTTTTCTTTTCGTTTTCTAAAACTAAATCAACCTGCCTAATATTAGCTTTCTTTCTATCAACTACTTTAATTTCAGGTGGGGTTGTATCAATCATAATATCCGATTCGGTACGTTGTGATACTTGCCCAACCACATCCATGCTCTCATCTGTAATTAATTTTTCATCCGATGCATATCTTATAACTGGCGATGATAAATAGTAGTCTATTGCTCTAATTACTAATTGTGTGCATAAATTTTTTATAGTTGATTTTGAAAGTTCTAATGGTGCTTTATATAATTTAGGCTTTCCATAATTTAAATCTTTTGGATTAGAAATTCTATTAGAAAATTCAAATAAAGCTGATTCTACAAATTTTTTATGAACATCAGTACAAAAAGCATCAAAATTTTGTATGTTAAATTCTGATTTTAATTTAAAATACCAATCTTCAGAATATTTTGTTTTAATAAATGTTGATATAAGTGATGGATTTATTTCTTCTATTAGATTGATTGCATAAGTAATAGTATCTTCTCTAAACTCACCATCTCTCATAAAAATACCATATCTTTCAAACAAATCAGTTCCTTCTGTTTCTTTTCTTTTAAGTGGTTGCAATCTTACCTCTGTTCTTGATGGTGATATTTCACTAATCCATAATTTATCATACTTTTTATTACTTCCAACTCTATGATTTACTAAAGTTATTTGTGTTTTAAAAATTCCGTTATCGTACCCAGCTTCTTTAATAATTCTTTCAGTATCAATAAAATACTCATTTGGAAATTTATACATTTGAAATATTGTTCCATCTGTTATAAGAAAATAATCTCTTATATTTTGAGTTGTCATTGGTATGTATCTAACCAATCCATAATTAGATTGTGGTAATTGGTTATCGTTAGCATCATAAATAATAACTTCTATGGCATCATTATCACTAAATCCAAAAAATGTTTGCAAATCTCCTCTTTCAAAGATTTCTCTATCTCTGGATTCTATTTTGTATCCTTTTGTATCTACAATTTCTTTAAAAAACTTTACTGCCATTTTAATTTATTTATGGTGAAAACTTATCACCTCTCATTTTTTGAATAGCTGTTGTAAACGTTATACTTCCTTTAGGTGATTTAATTATTAAATTACCTGTATATTGCTTATCACCAGTAAGTCCAGCTCCAGCACCAGGTCTAAACCCATCAACTTCTTTTTTAACTGTTGATACTTTAATTATCTTTTCTTCTCCGCCTGCCAAATCAACATTTGCTATATTACCAAACGCTTTAGCAGTATCTCCTTCAAATTTAAATGATACTGTAATTTTATCTTTTGTAAAGTTTTTAAGTTGAATATCAGGCCCATTAATAAATGTACCATTACCATCATCTTTTGCTCTACCTCTAAATGTAATATCATTAAATTGCTCATCACTCTTATTCATTACTTTTGCTGCTAAATCATCAGTTACTTTTGCACCTTCAGCTTGTTTAGCTTGTTTACCAAAAAGCGTTTCTCTTAAAATATCATTTTGTTCTTTAAGAGATTGATTTCTTGCAAAAAGTGAAACTCTTTGTATTGATTCTGCTGTTGCTTTTTGTATAGCATTTTGCAATTCAACAATAGTAGATTGAATTTTTGAATTTGTTTGAGTTGCTTGATTTTGAGCAGCTGCAGCTAGTAAAGATTGATTATCAACATCAACTCTTAAACTTTGAGTTGTTATTTCTAATTCTTTTACTTTAGCAGATAAATCTAATATAGTACCATTAAGAACTGCTATTTCTGCATTCAGATTAATAATTGATTGTGTTGCTTCATTCCAAATTGAACGAAGTACCATATCAGGTAATTCAGGAGGTCTTACAGGAATTAATTCGAATATTTCAGTATCAATAGATTTTATTAATTCATTATTATCGTAACGTGGCTTTACAAGTTTAGCAGACGTTACTCCATCTTTTAAATCTACTTCTTCAAAATAGTTTATTCCAGCAGAACTTTTTGGTTTCAGTCCTAAAGAACCGCTAACCATAATTTTACCTACTAACTCTTCGTTTTTTAATCCTTCTTTTATCATATTAGATACCAACACTAAAAGTTATATCATCATCAAAATATTCAACAAAACCATTTAATTCAATTTTAAATTCAATTTTATAAACCCTATTAATCTCCCAATTCTTTAAATCTAATTTTATAAAGTTTCCATCCTCATCGCAACTAACTTTTGAAAATTCTGAAAAAGGAATTATAATATCATCCGAATTTAAATCTTTTATTTGATAGTATGTTGTTTTTGGTAAATAATTTGTTACACCATATGCAAACTGATTAGTAAATGTTTTAAGTGGGTAGCGTTCTCTTGCAAAAATTCTTAATTTTGGTTGACTATTTAATTTGTATTCTTGCTTTAAATTACTAATTCCTATTTTTACACTTTCTATACCAATTGCTGATAGTGAACCTGTTTCAAATGATTGGTCATCCCAACCAATTCTTATTTTTGGTTCATGTATGGTATGTGTTTCTTTTGAAAAGAATTTTATAATACCATAATCTTTAGTGTTATTTTCATTTTCAGCACTATATCTTAGGATTAAACCATCGTTAGGAATTGAACCAGAAATCCAAGCCTGAACCATTGGTTTTATGTTCATAGCAACATCAGCTGTTGTATATGAAAATCCTTGCTGAGCTCCGTAGTTTGTGTACCAAGTACCACCAATTCCTAAATAAGAACCGGTTGAGCCTGCTGCAAAATTTGGAATTATACCATCTGTTGTAGTATCACCTAACCATCGAGTTTTACTGTCACCCTCTTTATGTTTCCATGTTACACCACCTGTTGATATATCATCAAATCTAGTACCAACTCCCATTTCCCAACTTCCACTTATTGCATTTGCAAATAAAGTATAATCTAAAGGAATTTCTTCACTTTGTGTTTCTCTTAAAACAAGAGTTACTTCATTTAATTTTGTGTTGTTATCCGCAATTGATTTTGAAAGATAAGACAAATCAAATTTGATTAATACTCTTGATATATCTTTTACACTTCCATAGTAAACTTTACTCACTTCTAATATTTCATCCAGTCCGGTGTTTTGGTCGGGCTGTTGTAAGTATATACTTGCATCTTTAGATGCTGTTAAAAATTGATACATATTATTTTACCCTCCCTTTAATATCTGCGTCTGGAAACTTAATTTCAAAAACTGATGGGTCTAAAGATGGATAAACAACTTTACCCTTTGTAGCTGCTGCTATATTATATGAATTTGTTGAATAGTTTCCACCGCATTTATTTACTACCTCAAGCATTGGAACTGAACCCACTCCTTCTACATTTGCAATTAAAAGTTCAACTTCGCTTAAATTTATTGTTTGATTAAATGTCCAATTATTGATATTAAAATAATTTTTTAAAGCTGTTATACAATTTGCTAAAACTTCACTTTTGTTATAATTTTTGTAAACTGTTATTTCAAAATTTAAACCGATGTTTATTATAAAACCATCTATAAAATTAACACCATCTGTTAATATTCTATATTCGTTTAAATACGTTTTTAAATTTTCTTTTACTGCTCTATTTAATTCAGTTAAATTGTTATTGTTATTATATCCTAACAAATATAAATTTATCGCAAAAGGATTATTTTTTTCATTTTCGTTTGATGTTTTACCAATCAAATATTTTTGAATTTCTTCTTTTATAGTTTGTTCATTTGGTTCTTCCGTATCTGGTTTATTTACAAAACTTAAAACCAAATCTGTAAATTCTTGTAGTGAGTTTGGAGAAGCTAAAATAGAAGAAGGTGAATTATTATCTAAATTTCCATCAGCTGTTGCATATGCTTTTGCAATTGCTCCAAATTTTGCAGGCATAGATAAAGCTCTAACTTGATAATCTTTTGCAGTAACGGCTCTATTTTGAGAACCAAAGTTTGCTAAAGCATTTTGTCTTATTTCTTCTACAGTTTCACCACCTCTACCACCAACAGCAGGTGCATCATTATCAACAGCTATTGAATTTACAACAGTGTTATATAATCCCCTCTCAACACTATTAAATTTTTGAATATCATTTTCAAATTCTACATTGTTAATTGTAATCAATGTATTTTTTGCTACATTTGATTGTACACCACCACCAACTAAATATCTTACTGTAATAGTTGTGTTTGATGGTGATGTTCCATATGTTTTTGTTTTTAAAAAGTTTGTAGGGTCAAATGATTCTTCCAATCTACTTATTGAGTTTGGCAATCCAAGTCCTACATTTTTTAAATTTGGTATAAGAACTTCATCAGATGCAGATGGGTCTCCTGCTCCAAATTGAATAGTTGTTGTACTATCTGAATTTATTTTTTTAACAAATCTTTTTGGTGTTTTAATTGTCTTTAAAATATATGGGACTGTTGTTTTAAATTGATATAAATCTGGGTCTTTTGCTTCATTATTAGGTTGTTCTATAAAAACCATTTCTTGACCTAAATAGGGAACTTCATACCATTTGTTTCCATTGGAATCTCTAACATCTAAAATATCAATTATATTTGTTTCTGATAAATTTATAGTTTGAAAAGGTTGATAAGTTCCAAATGTAAAAGTGTTTTCAACTATATTTGCAGATATAGCTTGTACATATTTTTTAACCAAATATAATGTAGGTTCTCCAGTGTTAGCATCTGTTTGATATACTAATATTTCTCTATTTTCTTCTTCTGCAAAATCTGTTATCTCTGTTGTTCTAAAATATATTTCATCTTCGGTTCTTACTTCAAACCCATCTTTAATTTTTAAAAAGAATCTATCATCAGGTTTATTATTTACACCACTACCTATTGCCGGTATAAGTTGATATACCGAAAGAGTTACTATTGCTGGTCCTGTTACTTTTGGTTTGTAACCTAAATATTGTGCCAAAGCTAAAACATTTTTAGTATCTTCGGCATAAATCATCATTGATTCTTTTAAAGAATCATCAACATAGTACGATAAAACATCTCCTATATACGATGCCATTTCAATAAACATCATACCAGGAGAAGCTTCATTAAAATCAGAATAGGTTTTTGGAAAATAAATTTTTGCAAATTCTATTAAACTGTTTCTAAAGCTTTCAAAATCTTTATTAAGATATTTTATATCTCTACCTTTATTTTTAAAAATCTTATTAGTTGTTTGGATAGCCATTTTAAATATTTTTATATAGTAAAGGTTACAGTTTCTAATTCAGCATTATCAACAATTGAAAAACTAAGAGATATATCTATTGTATTTCTATCTCTCAATTCATCACTTATATTAACAATTAAATCTTCTATTACAACATAAGGAAGCCATAAAGAAATTGTTGTTTCAATTTCTCTTTGAATTCTTATTTGAGTATCCTCATCTATTGATTCAAATAAAATTGATTCCAATCCTATACCAAACTCAGGTTGCATTATTCTTTCACCTCTTTTTGTTTTTAATAAATTTATAATATTAGAACGAACCTGCTCTCTAGTTGTAAAAGATTGATTAAAAGCTACATTTGTAATTTGTATAGGTAAAGTTATTCCTATCGCATAATCATTATACGTTTCTGTATCTTTTACTAACTTTTGACCTAAAATTATAGCCATTATTTCTTAAATCTTTTAACAAGCTCTGAATAATCTCTATTAAAAGCTTTATCTAATTCTGCAACACCAGTTTGAACTCCCAATCCAGTCTTTTGAGCTCCACTAGCTAAATCACCATAACCCATTTTTTCAGCCATAGCAGTTCTACCTACAATAGAACCCATATCACCTTGTCCAAAACTCATTGTTCTAAAACCACCATCGTTTGATACTGCGGCTCTAGTTTCGTTAAGGATTTGATTAATCATTGGGTTTTTAGTATAAGTTTTTGTTTCAGCCACTTTAGGTTCATCATCACCTAAAATAGCCTTTGCCATACTCAATCCAGTATTTTTTGGTTGTTTTTGTTCAGCCAATACTTTCTTCATTTCAGACCTTACCGCTTCTTTAATAAGAGTAGGAAGTTGTTGTTTAAGTTCCTCTTTAACTAAGATTTGAATGGCTTGTAATAATTTGTCAGTATTCATAATTTCTTATTTGTTATGTTTATAAATATTTAGATTGATAATTTTGTGGATTTATAACTTATGACCATATAATCTGAAAAATTCTGCCGGCATTGCTGAGTGTGCAATTTCTTTTTTTAATGCAGAACCTACCATTTTTACAGCAGCTTCAACCTGTCTATCACCAACACCAGCATACTTACCACCCCAGTTATTGTTGTTATATAACATTACAACATTACCCCATACTTTTGCTTTAGCTACATGCTCTGCTGTTGTAGATGGGTCTATGAGACCTGTAAATGGTACAGTACCCGCATGTCTCCAAGCCTGCTGACCTCCGGCTGAGAAACCAGAAACAGAACCTATTTTTATACCTTTATATTTGTTTTGTATAGTTTCTAATGGTACAGTATAAGGTGCTATAACAATCTTTTTTGAGTTTTTTAATGTTTGTGGAATTTGGGTAGCCATCCAATTCGGAGTTGCGTAATCAATACCACCCCAAACAATCATAGCTGGTAAATCTTTATCTATATTATATGTTATAAACACATTATCACCTGGCACATCATCATTACCCGTATATGTAACATAATGTCCCCAATATTCCCAATGCCACATTTCATCAACACCACCACCATCAGCTAATCTATATGGATTATACCAACCATATTTAGGCCCATTATTAGATAACCATCTGTAAAGAGAAGATTTTTCTCTACCAGCTTTGTTAATTGCAGGATTTCCACTACCATTAACTTGAGCATATAGTTCTGAAAAATCCAAAGCCATTCCCCAACCATGCGGTGATGAACCTGCTTTTGCAACTGTAGAACCACTTCCTAAACTTTTTTGGTGTTCAAAATCTCTATAAGCAGAAGTTACAGTCCAACTTATTTTTTCTTTAATGGCCTGGTCTTTCATTTTAAAATATTGACTTGCTGCTTCTGGATGTAATAAATACCAACCTCCCGTACCATTGTATTTGTACTTATCTCTAGACCCCTTTGCCACACCAACCATTGCTTCATGTGGAATAAATGCATTTTTATATTTTTCTCTGAAATCAGGAGCACCCGGCATTGCTTGTGCACCAACCTTACCATATATTTTTGGAGGAGGTCCTAAATTACCTGCTCCAATATTTCCATCAGAATGTTGATTTGTTTGTACAACAATAAATTTTTTTGGTTTAAATTTTGGTTTTGGAAAATCACCAGGATCTTCAGCCATTACACTCAAATTTTCTTCTCTTGGAAATTCAAAATTTGTTTGTGGTGTAAAATCAGATTGCTCATTCTCTGGCATCAAAGTTTCATCTGGCATATGAACCATATCATTTCTTTCAGCATGTTCATCTGCTTCTTTTTTCTCAACAATAGGTGGGTCATCTCCTTCCGGTGTATCTTGGTCTTCTGCTGTTCCCAATTGTTCACTTCTTCTTGCACCTGCTACGTTATAACCTTGCCATTGAACTGCACCAGGAGCGGGCGGTGGACCAGGTGGGTATATAGCAGTAACATTTACAATTCCACTAATTGTTGTTAAATGAGATTGTGCATAAGTTATAAAATCATCAACTATTATACCAGTATTTTTAGTAGGGTCTATTATTGACATTATAAATTATTTTGTTGGTGGTTCTGTGGGTACTGCTGATGTTGATCCTGGTGGTATAACATATCCCGCTACTCTTTTTAAATTTGGTTGCTTTATAGCAACAGTACATCCATTTCTATTAAATCCAGCTCCAGTTGTATTTCCTTCAATTGTTGTTACAACACCATTTATTACTGATTTTACTATACCAATGTGACAATAAAGATGGTCACCACCTTTATATATAATTGCAGCTCCCACCACCGGTGTTGCTGACCAAAGTCCGTTTTTTTGTGCCCAAGAAACCCAAGCAGGTACCCATGGTATTCTAAAATCCAAACCCGTAATTCCTGCCTCTTTCCACCAGGTACCAACCGCAGATGCACACCAAAAATACCCATCACCAGTATCTTGTAATTGTTTAAGATTATTTAATCCATTTAATTGATGCATATAATCTATTCTTCCAAAAGCTCCAACTTGTAATTGACCATTTGGGTTTTTTGCACCACCAGAGTTTATAAATTTACCAGCTGAATTTTTACCTTCTAAAATTCCTAAATCAGCAGTTGCTGCTTGTACAATTCTATCCCCTATTGGTCCACTAGCATATAATGTATTTGTTTGTGTATATTGCGTTGGTGTAAGTGTAAGAATTTTTTTTGCTACAAATCTTGGTTTTGGTGGTGGTTCATCAACTAATACAGATAAGTTTTCACCCGAATCCAATTCAAACTGAGTTTTAGCAACATAATCATCTGCCATTGGATTATCTTGCTTTTTTGCATCTTCTAATTCTTCTTTTTTTGCTTCTATTTCTTCTTGAGTAAGTTTAAATGCTTCGTTTGGTAGTGGTGGTGGGTCAGCATTAACAACAGGTTGCCAACTGCCAGGATTAACTACAATATTACTAATGACCCCAATATTTTGAGTAGCGCCTGTAGCTGGTATTTTTGGTATTGGGAATTCATTTAGTGTGGCTCCACTCCAATATGCTAAAACACCTTGTCCCATTTCACCAACCAAATCATAACCAGCTTTTGAATTTAAACCCTTTTGCAATGCTGCTCTAAATAATTCTCGCATAGCTCTAACATTACCTCTTTTGATACAAACATTATTTACAGAATCTCCACCTCTTTTTATAGCTGCATCATATTCTCTAGCATATAAATCTGCTATTGTATCAATATCAGGAATACCTTCTGGATTATTAGCTACATTTAAAATATTTTGTTTAAAAATCTCCCAAGACATATTACGATGTTGAATTTAATTCACTTAATATAGTTTTTAATTTAGATTTTATATTATTAAAAGTTGGTAAATTTTCTGGTCCTATTTTTGATGGACCAGATGGAGTTAAATATTGTTGTTTAAGTATAGCATCAATTAATTCAGTAAGTAAATCAACTAATTTATTTCCTTTTACTAATGGTTCTAATTGAGTATTACCTAAATTAATTTTTCCGTTTTTTGTATTTAAATTAATATTTCTATCATTAGTTGTTACATTAATATCAGCTCCTACGTTAGCTTCAATACCCAAAGCATTATCTATTGAAAGTGCACCATCCGAAATAAATCCATAGTTCTTTTTTGAATAAAAAATCATTTCAGCATTTTTTGCTGACAAAATTATTCTTCCCGAGTTTATTAGTATCTGGTCTCCTATTAACTTATCTGGATAATTTGCAAAAGACTCTGGCTTTTTACCAAAATCAGATGTTCCTTTATCACTAATTGTACCAGGGACAAATCCCATTTGATATTTATCAGATGTAAGTGCAATTGTACTACCATCTTTGTTAATATCTTCTAATGTGCTTTGTTTAACCGTATTACTTCTTGATGTTGCATTTTCATTATTTCTTATAATAATTGTAGGTGAAAATTCATTCTTATCATTATTATATGCAGAAAATCTTATTGATTGCCCAAAACGGCTTTCAATAGCATAATCTCCCTCATATAACTTTAATTTATGAATACCAGTTTGTGCGGTAAAATAACTACCAAACCCATCGTATTTATTTGAATTTTGTTGACCGCTTTTTGCTTGACCTGTATTTGCAACTTCTCTATAAGAATCATTTTTTGATTCGATGCCCGATGAAGCTCTTGGACTATAATTCTTTTTAATATACTCTGGGTCCGCACTGACATTTGGTGAAGACTCTAAACCTATTCTTCTGTAATGTGGTTGCCCAGACCCATTAATAATAATTTCTACCGATTCATTTCTAACAGGTAGATTTTTGTTATTTTTATCAAATGGATAAGCTATTGGTAATTCATTATCTCCATCGGAAGTACCACCAGTATACCTAAATTCAATAGCTCCAATAAGTTCTGTTGTATATTGTGTATTAGAATTTTTTACTCTTGGGTGAGTTTCATCTAAAATTACAGAGTAAACAACTCCATTTTTATTTTGTGGTGTACTTTGTTGATTACCCTGTGTTACAATATTACTTGATATTATTGAATTTTGAATTCCCATTTTACTTTATTGATTTTTTTAGTTCATCTAATTCAAATTCCAAATCATCAACTCTTTCTACTTCTTGTTTAGTTTCTTCCAACTCTCTTAGGAGTTGATTCTTTTCAAATTCTGTAAGGAATCCCTCTTGTCCTTCTGATTTCTTTTCTGCTGCTACAATTTTTTGTACTATTGATGCAAGTTTTACTAATTGGTCATCATTCTTTACTGAACTATCAATCAATCCTTGCAATACCGGTCCTATTGTAGCAACATCACCTGCATGTTTTACCATTTTCTTCATTTCTTCTATGAGAGAACTTATTTTTTGTTTTTTAGAAACCTGATTATTATAAATGTCCTCAAAAAGAGAACTCAGATTCTTTCCTTTGAAAATTTCAAAATCTGTTGACATACTTTATTATTTTGTGTACGTCTATAAATATGTATAATGAAAAAAGTGGGTTTATAATTCGATTATCTGTATTTTAATCTTAGGTTGATAATCTTTTGGTAATTTTACAGTTATACCCTTAAATTCTTTTACTTTATTTTTAAAATATGTAATTTCTAACACTTTATCAGTAAGATTCATTACAGTTTGAGAAGATGTTGACATGTCATTTGTATCTCTTTTCATATTAAGTTGTGGTCTTTTTGGAAAGAATTCTTTTCTCATAGCTGCTGCTATTTCTTTCCAATCCTCAACTTTATCAACTGATTTTTCAGCTGATATTTTTCTCATTTTAGAACTAAGATATTTTTCTCCATGTGTATATCCTGCATCGGTAAACATATGTCCGTGATTTGTACGAACAATTGGAGATTCGGAGTTTTGAAGTTTAACATCGGGCTTATGTTTTGATGTAGTTTCAATACTAACCATATGTTTTGGTGATGATACAAATGTATGACCTTTTAAAGATAATCCACTTTTACCTTTGTAAGATAATGCAGCCCTAACTGCTTTCATAAGCGTAGGCTGCTTGATAATGTTTCTCATTTTATCACCATCCGGTCCAGGCTTACCACCTTTCTTTACAATCTTATGCTCTGCTTCATCATGTCCAACTAATAATGCAGAATTTACAACACCAATACCATGTTCATTTAATCCTTCGCTCCAATCAGTAATAATATCATGTAGATATGCAACTTCTACACCATCTATAATAGTGTGTACAATTTCAAGTTCAGGATTATAAGCTCTATCTCTATTTTTAGCAAGGATAAACTTATCACCAACTTCTTTAGATACAATGATACATTCGTTTATCATATCTTTTCTAAACCTTGTTTTTCAGCGTATTTATTTATGAAACCTTTAACTTGTCCACTATTTAAAACATCAGTAAATTCTTTAATAGCTTTATTTAACGTATTCAATTTCCATTGAGAATATGTAAGTTCTAATTTTGTATCACCCGGTATATCTCTAGAAGTTTTATCTTTATCAGGGTATAATTCTTTAAATACTTTTTCTAATTCATCTTCAGCCGGTTTACTTGTCAACCATTTTTTAACTAAAGATTTTTCATAAGTAAATCTTTCAAAATCAAATTTACCATCTTTTGTTTTTGATTGTAGTGATTTTAATTTATTATCATTTTTTAAAGTGTAATAAACAAATTTATTAAACTTATCACTCTTATCCAATCTATCCAACCATTTAAGATATGCTTTACCAACTTCTTTTTCTTTTACAGAACCTTCTCTAAAAGATAATATAGCTTGTTTGATAGCCCAAATAGCCGCTGTTACCGCTATATTAATTAGAATAGTGGTAGTAATATCTTCTTTTAAAAGTGATTTTAATTTAATCATTACTTACAGGTTTTCCAACCACCACCTTTTGATTTGTAATTTTTTGCAGCCCAGCCATTTGCGTAAGCTGAAGGATATACATCAAACTTTCTTTTTGCTGCTGCTTTAGATGCTGACCATTTATCAGGATCCGTTGGACAATTCTTTTCTAAGAATAATTCTATTGCTTCTTCAATTACCTCATGCTTCTTTCTACCTTGACAATGTGCTTTTTGAGAAAATCCTTTTGGATTATTACAATCAATAGAACGTTTATAAGATGCACTCCACTTTTCATTCATTTCACCAAGTCCACATCTTTCCATAAACTCATCAGCGTTTACTTCAATACCTTCTTTTTTGA